GGTACTTCAGGTGCAACAGGCTCAAACGGGAATGCAGGTCAATCAGGTTTAAGTAATACAACAGGAACCTCAGGCTCTTCAGGAGTAGATGGTACTTCAGGAGAAGCAGGTGCAAGTGCTCTAAGTAATAGTAGCGGTTCAACAGGTTCAAATGGTACTTCAGGAGAGGCCGGAGAAGCAGGGGCAAGTGCCCTAAGTTCAACCTCAGGCTCAAGCGGTACAAACGGTTCTTCAGGAGAGGTAGGAGAAGCAGGTGCAAGTGCTCTAAGTTCAACCTCAGGCTCAAGTGGCTCAAATGGTTCTTCAGGAGAGGTAGGAGAAGCAGGTGCAAGTGCTCTAAGTGCAACCTCAGGCTCAAGTGGCTCAAATGGTACTTCAGGTGCAACAGGCTCAAACGGAAATGCAGGTCAATCAGGCTTAAGCAATACAACAGGAACCTCAGGCTCTTCAGGAGTAGATGGTACTTCAGGAGAAGCAGGTGCAAGTGCCTTGAGTAATAGTAGCGGATCAACAGGTTCAAATGGTACTTCAGGAGAGGCCGGAGAAGCAGGGGCAAGTGCCCTAAGTTCAACCTCAGGCTCAAGCGGTACAAATGGTACTTCAGGAGAGGTAGGAGAAGCAGGTGCAAGTGCCTTAAGTAATAGTAGTGGATCAACAGGCTCAAATGGTTCTTCAGGAGAGGTAGGAGAAGCAGGTGCAAGTGCTCTAAGTTCAACCTCAGGTTCAAGCGGTACAAACGGTTCTTCAGGAGAGGTAGGAGAAGCAGGGGCAAGTGCCTTAAGTAATAGTAGTGGATCAACAGGCTCAAGTGGTACTTCAGGTGAGGTAGGAGAAGCAGGGGCAAGTGCCTTAAGTAATAGTAGCGGATCAACAGGTTCAAGCGGTACTTCAGGTGCAACAGGCTCAAACGGAAATGCAGGTCAATCAGGCTTAAGCAATACAACAGGAACCTCAGGCTCTTCAGGAGTAGATGGTACTTCAGGAGAAGCAGGAACATCAGGTGCAAGTGCCTTAAGTAATAGTAGTGGATCAACAGGCTCAAGTGGTACTTCAGGTGAAGCAGGCGAAGCAGGGGCAAGTGCCTTAAGTTCAACCTCAGGCTCAAGTGGTACAAATGGTACTTCAGGTGAGGTAGGCGAAGCAGGTGCAAGTGCTCTAAGTAATAGTAGTGGATCAACAGGCTCAAATGGTTCTTCAGGTGAGGTAGGAGAAGCAGGGGCAAGTGCCTTAAGTTCAACCTCAGGTTCAAGTGGTACAAATGGTACTTCCGGTGAAGTAGGTGAAGCAGGTGCAAGTGCCTTAAGTAATAGTAGTGGATCAACAGGCTCAAATGGTTCCTCAGGTGAAGTAGGTGAAGCAGGGGCAAGTGCCTTAAGTTCAACCTCAGGTTCAAGTGGCTCAAATGGTACTTCAGGTGAAGTAGGTGAAGCAGGTGTAAGTGCCTTAAGTAATAGTAGTGGATCAACAGGCTCAAATGGTTCTTCAGGTGAAGTAGGTGAAGCAGGTGCAAGTGCCTTAAGTAATAGTAGTGGATCAACAGGCTCAAATGGTTCTTCAGGTGAAGTAGGTGAAGCAGGTGCAAGTGCCTTAAGTAATAGTAGTGGATCAACAGGCTCAAGTGGTACTTCAGGTGAAGCAGGTGAAGCAGGTGAAGCAGGTGCAAGTGCCCTAAGTTCAACCTCAGGCTCAAGTGGTACTTCAGGAGAGGCCGGAGAAGCAGGGGCAAGTGCCTTAAGTAATAGTAGCGGATCAACAGGTTCAAATGGTTCTTCAGGTGAGGTAGGAGAAGCAGGGGCAAGTGCCTTAAGTTCAACCTCAGGTTCAAGTGGTACTTCAGGCTCTTCAGGAGTAGATGGAGCTTCAGGGGCAAGTGCCTTAAGCTCTTCTTCAGGCTCAAGTGGTACAAATGGTTCTTCAGGAGAAGTAGGAGAAGCAGGTGCAAGTGCCTTAAGCTCTTCCTCAGGCTCAAGTGGTACTTCAGGGGCTGAAGGTACATCTGGGGTAACTATAAGTGGGACAAGTGGTATTAGTGGAGGTGCTTATGTTACTACAAATGCTATGGTAAGAACAGTATCATCAACTTTAGTACAGTCATCGGATTTCACCACAATTGATAATACTCTTGAAGAGGTTTACATAGATGGTAGAACCCGTACAACTACATTAAGAGTAGATGATGCAGCATCAGTATACGAACCAACTCGTGGAGATTACCCTGATAAAATAGTTGGAGGTACTGAAGCTTACGCTGATACCTCCATCTATTTAGGAAGACCCGATATTTGGCTTTTTATCAATGTAAATGGAACCAAATACCAATTCCCAGGATATGATTAAATAATATAAAAGGAAGAAGATCGAAAGATCTTCTTCTTGATATTTAGAATTTGGCTATTAGTATAATTGTTATTATATTGAGGGATAAGAAAAATTAAATGCGAAAACTCCTTTATATTGCCCCCCACCTCTCAACTGGTGGTTTACCCCAATATCTGGTTAAAAAAATAGAACTACTTAAAAATGACTTTAAAATATATGTTATTGAATGGGTTGATTGTACTGGGGGTAGATTAATAGTAACAAAAAATAAAATTATTGACATAATACCTATCGATAGATTTTATACCCTACAAGATGATAAATCAGAATTGTTTGATATTATTAATGATATAAACCCTGATATAATCCACCTAGAAGAAATACCTGAGTATTTTATGGGTGATGAGATAGCTAGGAAATTGTATGATGTTAATAGAGATTATTTTATAGTCGAAACCTCACATGACTCCTCAATGGATATCAATAATAAGATATTCTTCCCAGATAAGTTTATGTTTGTGTCTAATTGGCAAATTAACCAATATAAAAATATTGATATTCCAAAAATATTAGTTGAATATCCTATTGAGTATATTAGCCGTCCCTGTAGAAATACATCACTAAAAAATCTAGGATTAGATCCAAATAAAAAACACGTACTCCATATTGGATTATTTACTCCACGTAAAAACCAATCTGAATTTTTTGAATATGCTAAATCCCTCCCAGATATTGAATTTCATTGTGTAGGTAACCAAGCAGATAATTTTAAATGGTATTGGGAACCCTTAATGAAAGGCAAACCCGATAATATTACATGGTGGGATGAACGTGTTGATGTAGATAATTTCTACCAATCTATGGATTTATTTTTATTTACATCTCGAGGCACTCATAAGGATAAAGAAACTATGCCTTTAGTAATACGTGAAGCAATTTCTTATAAAATACCTTCATTAATTTATAATTTGGAGGTATATCAAAACTATTTTGATAGGTTTAAAACTGTATCCTATTTAGATTTTAGCGATAAGAATTACAATAAAAAAATAATTACTCTCCTCTTAAAAACCCAAGTTCCTAAAGTTGTACAAATATCATCTGAAGAATTCTCAAAGATTTCAACAATAGACCCTTCTCTAAGTATAAAACCTCAAGAAGAAGCATATGTTATTTGTACTTACCCAAATACACAATCTAGTATAGATACAACTATTAAATGTATTAAATCTTTAAGAAAAGATAGTAAAAGAAAAATTATTATTTCATCACATCATGCAGTTCCTAAAGAACTCCAAGATATGGTTGATTATGTTTTCTACGAAAAAAACAACACCTTAACTAAACACACGTTTTATTCAAATTATACTTATAGTACTGATATTTTTGATACTAACATAAACCTCAGAGGTGAAGATAATGATATATATCATGGTCCTGCATGTTATACATTATTTTACAACCCCGCAACATTTGCTAAAAGTTTAGGGATAAAGAAACTCCATTATGTTAATTTCGACTACCTTCTTAAAGATGAAGAATACATCAACTATATATCAGAAAAACTAAATAACCATAATACATTTTTTGGTGAATACGAAGCTCAAGAAGGAAAATGTTATTATACATACTTTTTCAGCGCACATCCTGAAGCAATTTTAAATAATTGTAAGTTTATAGAAACTGAAAATCAATATAATGATTTAATGGGTGAGTATGGTTCTGAGTCAAATGGGCTTGAAAATTTATACTATCATATTTTTAAAAATAATAAAAATAATTATATTGAACCAAAAGAAAAATTTAATTTAGATATTATAAAATACTTTGAATTTGAAGACTATTCTAGGGTTGAATATTATACAATACTACCATCAAATATTCCTAATAGATTTTGTCCTTGGGTTACAATTTCAAATAATATTGAAAATAAATCAATCCATTATACAGTTAAAAGAAATAAAGACTTAATTATTGATAGAAAGTTAAATGTTACCGGTAAATTTATATTTTGGGATCTAGTTCCATATAATATAGACGATAACATAATCGTTAATTTTTACATTACAGATTTAACTACTGGGGAGTTTATCAAAGAATATAATTTTATTCTTAATAAAGATTACTTTTTAAATAACATGCCTAACAATGGTTCCTTTAAATGGAAAGGAGATAGAGGATTATATTTATCTAAAAACTAATGAGAATATGTCAAGTACACCCCGGATGTGGGATCCCCATCCCTCCTACCAGCTGGGGAGCTATAGAAAAGATAGTATGGGAATTTACTGTAAATTTGAAAAAGTTAGGACATGCCGTTGATATTAAATTCCTCAATGAAATAACCCCCTCTGAATATGATATAATTCACTGCCATGTTACTAACCTAGCAGTAGGATTAGCTGAAAGAGGTATTCCTTATATTTTTCAACTTCATGATCATCACGTTTACTATTTTGGTAAAGATTCACTGACATATAAACAAACATTAAAGGCAATTGAGGGTTCAATAAAAACTATAGTCCCAGCAAGATTCTTAGTTGATTATTTCAACCATCCAAGAGTAGAATATTTTTCACACGGTGTAAATGTAGATAAATTTTATCGAAAAGAAAAAACTACTCCCAAAGAACCAAAATTACTAATGGTTGCTAATAATGGTTTAGCAGGTGATAACACATTTGATAGAAAGGGATTTACATATGGTGTAGGTTTAGCAATGTTAAATAATTTACCTATTACAATAGCAGGTCCCTCAAATAATAAGGAGTTTTTTAACACCCATCTCTGGATGTTAAGTTATTCTAAGTTAAATTTGATTTTTGATATCCATAATGATGAATTATTAGAATTATACCATAAACATGATATATTTATTCACCCTACAATGTTAGAAGCAGGACACCCCAATTTAACTATGGTTGAAGCTGCTGCTGCTGGTTTACCTATTATAGCTAATTGGGAACATTCAACTGACTTTCATGGGGCTTGGAGATCACCACGTGATATTTTTGAAATGGATAAAGGATTAAAAGATATCATAACCAATTGGGATAGTTATAGAAACCAACTAACCCAAACTAGTAAAGAATTATCATGGTTAAATCGTTCAATAGAATTAGTTAAATTGTACAAAACCCTATAACAGTATGAAAGAAATTTTAATAAAAGAGTACAATAATTTAATCAAAGTACCTAAACCCCCCCTTATAAAACAAAACATTTTCAAATTTGACTTTATTAAAGGTTGTAAATTTGAAGTATTGGGTGATATAAAAGCAAAATATATTGTAAACTTTATCAACCAGGATACGGGAGATATAGTTTATGAAAATACAATTACAAATAATATGTGGTGTAAGACCAATATTCAATATTTTATCAAGTATCTAATAAAGGTTAAAGATGAGAACACAGGGAAAGTTGTATTTGAACATTCGTATGATGCCGAGGATCAAAAGATTTATATTCATTTATCTTCTAGTGCTTTAGGTGATACATTATCATGGATTTCACATTTGGAAGAATTTAGAAAAATTCATAAATGTAATTTAACTGTATCAACATTTCATAATAACATGTTTGATGAAAAATACCCAAAAATTACTTTCATCAACCCCGGTGTAGAGTTATTTGGTTTATACGCTATGTATGAGATAGGATGGCATTATAGTGAAGGGGGAAAAATAGATTATAATAAAAACCCTTTAAATTTTAGAAAAAACCCTTTATCAAAAACAGCAACTGATATTTTAGGTCTTAATTATAAAGAAATAAAACCAAAGCATACATTTAAAAATACGGGTTCAACCATTGATGGAAAATATGTTTGTATAGCCCCCCATGCTTCATCACACGCTAAATATTGGAACTATGAAGGTGGGTGGCAGAAAGTAATAGATTACTTAAATAGTAAAGGTTATAAAGTTGTAATGATTACACAAGAACCTTTAAATGATAAATGGCATGATTCTAAATTAGGAAAAACATTAACTGGAGTTATTAATAAAACTGGAGATCACCCATTAAGTGAAAGAGCAAATGATTTAATGAATGCTAAAGCTTTTATAGGGTTAGGGAGTGGGTTAAGTTGGTTAAGTTGGGCTGTGGGGTGTCCAACAATCCTAATCTCAGGATTTAGTGAACCCTACAGTGAATTTGAGGGTTGTGAAAGGATATATACACCTGAAAACAAATGTAGGGGTTGTTTTAATTTTACAAAATTAGATGCTGGTGATTGGGAGTGGTGTCCCGAACATAAAAATAGTTCAAGACATTTTGAATGTACTAAAACCATCCTACCCCAAGTTGTAATTGATGCTATAGATCGTCAATTATTAAAATTTTCTTAATATTTATAAACAAAATAATTACATAAATCATCAATTAAGGAGTTATTTTTAATATTTATAATAAAATTATTACATAATATGGCTTTAAATTTTACAAACACAGGAGTAGTAACAGGACAACCCGTAGAAGCTTCTCAAATCTCCCAATCTTTTGATGCGTTTACAGGTGTAAATGCTTATAATATTAACCTTTCTGGTTCTTTATCTGTAACCGGTTCTATATCATCATCACTTGGTTTTGAAGGAGATTTAACAGGTGAAGCATCAACATCAGTTAGTTCATCATTCGCAGTTAGTTCATCATTCGCAGTTAGTTCATCATTCGCAGTTAGTTCATCATTCGCAGTTAGTTCATCATTAGCAGTTAGTTCATCATTCGCAGTTAGTTCATCATTCGCAGTAAGCTCATCATTAGCAGTAAGATCAACCCAATTAGAATTTACAAACATAGCAGGAACATTAACATCAGAAGTCTTCCTTAAAGGTACTGCAGTATTTGAAAGTGGTGTGGCAACAGTAACTGATTTTTCACCACAGTTAGAAGGTAAAACCCTTGGTACTGATTGTTTTGTATTAACAACATACATGGGTACATCAATAAATGGGAGTCCAATTGGAGTAACACTAAATGAGAGTGGGCATTTAGTATTTAATGAAAAAGGAGAGCAAAGTGAAGAATTCATGTTTATGGTATTTTTCACATAATAATAATTAAAAAGTTTTAAAAATGGTAAAAAAATTAACACAGGGAGAAATCGATAGTTTAACCAAGCTTCAAAAAAGCTATGCTGAACTAACAACAGTTGTAGGTAATGTTGAGATGCAGATATTAGCACTTGAGTTACGTAAAGATCAATTTAAGAATAGTTTATTAAACCTGCAAGAAGGTGAAATTAAATTAGGTAAAGAATTAGAAGATAAATATGGTGATGGCTCTATTTCTTTGGAAGCTGGTGAATTCACCCCAAATAAATAGTTTTTGAGGAAAAATTACATATTTATTATCAAAATAATAACAACTATATAAAATGGCAGAAACATTAATTTCCCCAGGAGTATTAGCAAGAGAGAATGATCAATCCCAAATAACTACCCAACCATTACAAGCAGGAGCTGCTTTAGTAGGTCCAACAGTGAAGGGGCAGGTAAATATTCCAAAACTAATTACTACCTACAGTGAATTCCAAGCTGATTTCGGAACAACTTTCGACAGTGGTTCGGATGAATTTACATTCTTTACCTCAATATCGGCTTATAATTACTTTCAAAATGGGGGTACTTCATTACTAGTAACAAGAGTTGCTTCCGGTAGTTTCACCCCAGCTTCTTCTTCTACAATGTATAATGATGTAGAAAGCGGTGCTATAATTGCAGGAACTAGTTTATTAGGTTCATTTGCAAGTGGTGGACAAGGTGGAACAGCCGGAACATATTCAGATGTGGTATCAACTACTTCTGGTACAGGTACAGGTTTAAGTTTAGATGTAGTTACAAGTATAGATAATGGTAAACTATTAGCTACAGCTGATGCATTATTAGCAAGTGTTACAATTCAAATATCAGGTGGGGCTGCAGCAACTTATCCAGGTGTCGCTCTCTCAGGAGGAACTGAAGGAACAGGTGCTGTTGGTACTATTATATTATCAGATTCAACAACAATATCATCAATAACAGTTACAACCACAGGCTCAGGGTTTGTTGCTACTGAAACTATCACAATCCCCTCATCATCTTTAGGTGCATCAGGTTCAGGTGGTACGGATGCAGTATTTACCTTAGTAGCCGGTGATTTATTTGTAGAACCTACATCAATATCAGCTCAAGATGTAGGTGCAGGGTATGCTGTAGGTGATACAGTAACAATAGACTCAACCTTAATTGGAACACCAGCAGCTGATTTAGTATTAACATTAGTAGATGCTGATATAGTAGATGCAAATGCTTTTACATTAGAAACAATTGGTCAAGGTATCATTATGAATAATGATGGTGCTTTAAATTCACAAGGTGCCTTAACTAATGGAACTTCTGATAACATTAGATGGCAAATCACTAACCCATCAACGGGGTCAGGTACATTTAGTATAATTGTAAGACGAGGTAATGATACCACAAGAGCAAATTCAGTTCTAGAATCATTTAATAATGTATCGTTAGACCCAAAATCATCTAATTACATATCTAGAATAATTGGCGATCAAACCAAAGTAGTAAGAGGAGAAGGAACATCAGATGTTTATTTACAAACATCAGGATCCTATCCAAACGCCTCAAGATATATAAGAGTAAGTAATGTAGCCTACAAAACACCAGATTATTTCGACAATAGTGGAACTCCAAAATCACAGTATACAGCATATATACCAGTAGCAGCTTCAGGTACATTTGGGGGTGCATCCGGAACAATTTTAACTGGAACTGGAAAATATTATAACCAAATTAATGGTACAGATACTCAAGGGTTAAAAGGTGATAATTATACAACTGCTTTTAATTTATTAGCAAATAAAGATGATTACAAGTATAATTTAATATCTGCACCTGGTTTATACCAATCAGATTATAGTTCAGTATTAAATACTTTAACATCAAATACCGAAAATAGAGGTGACAACATTGTAATTTTAGATCTTGAAGCCTATAATTCTTCAATAACAGCAGTTACACAAACCGCAGCTAGTAAAGACACTTCATATGCCGCTTCATATTGGCCATGGTGTATGGTAACAGACCCCGATTCAGGTCAAAATGTTTGGGTCCCAGCTGGAACACTAATGCCAGGAGTTTATGCTTCAAATGATAGAACAGCAGAAGCATGGTTTGCACCTGCCGGTATTAATAGAGGTGGTTTAGGTAATGTAATCCAAGCAGAAAGAAAATTAACTCAAAATAATAGAGATACATTATATCAAGGTAAAGTTAACCCAATCGCAACATTCCCCGGAAGAGGAGTTGTAGTATTTGGTCAGAAAACATTACAAACTACAGCATCAGCTTTAGATAGAATAAATGTTAGAAGATTATTAATTTCACTTAAAAATTATATCTCACAAGTAGCAGATAATTTAGTATTTGAACAAAATTCATCAGCAACTAGAAATATATTCTTAACTCAAGTAAACCCATATTTGGAATCAGTACAACAAAGACAGGGTTTATACGCATTTAAAGTCGTTATGAACGAGTCAAACAATGGTCCCGACATAGTTGATAGAAATGAATTAAGAGGCGCTATATACGTTCAACCAACAAAAACAGCAGAATTTATTTACCTAGATTTCAATATACTCCCAACAGGAGCTGAATTCCCTGCATAAAAATAAATTTTAACAATAATTGGAAATGAGGTGCGTTTAGCACCTCTTTTTCGTATGTATAACTGACCCAAACGACATGATATGAAAAAATGCTCTAAATGTAACCAAGATAAGGAATATTCAAATTTCTATAAAAAATCATCTTCAAAAGATGGTTGTTCACATATATGCAAGGGGTGTAGAATAGAATATAACAACAATTCCAAAGATTTAACCCAACGTTACTATAAAGAAAATAAGGAAAAGTATCAAGAAAGTAGTAAAAAATACTATAAAACCAACACAGAAAAAGTCAAAAACAATAGCACAAAATGGCAAAAACACAACCATGAAGAATATAAACTAATACAAAAAAAATGGCATAAAAATAACAGGGAATACCATAAAGTTTGGAGAAAAGATAAATGGGATAATGACCCTAACTATAAATTAAGGATTTTATTAGGAAATAGATTAAATGAAGTCCTAAAGAAAAATAAAACATATAAAAGTAGTAACATTATTGCTCTTCTAGACTGTTCTTTAGGTGAATTAAAATCCCATCTCCAACAACTATTCAAAAAGGAAATGTCTTGGATCAACCATGGAATTATATGGGAAATAGACCACATCATACCCTGTGCTAATTTTAATTTGTCACTCGTTGAAGGACAAAAAAAATGTTTCCATTTTTCTAACCTCCAACCCTTATTTAAAACCACCAAAATATCCAAAAGTTTTGGTTATGATAGTGAAATAGGAAATAGAAATAAGTCTGATAAATTTATGTGATTTAACCCCCCCATCATATATGTATACACGATAACAAAATTAAAATAAAATAAAATATAAAATTATGGCTGTACTAGACCCCAATGAGATCTTTTTTACCGCGTTTGAACCAAAGCAAGCAAATAGGTTCATAATGTATGTAGACGGGATTCCATCCTATATTATAAAGGGTATTAGTGGACTAGGTTTCGCACAAGATGAAATCACACTTAACCACATTAACACGTACCGTAAAGTAAAGGGTAAGTTAAGATGGAACGATATTACAATGCAACTATTTGATCCAATTACACCCTCAGGAGCTCAAGCAACTATGGAGTGGGTAAGATTACACCATGAGTCAGTAACCGGTAGAGATGGTTATAGTGATTTCTATAAGAAAGATTTAACTATAGACGTATTAGGTCCTGTAGGTGATGTTGTTTCTGAATGGATTATTAAAGGAGCATTTATTAAAGATGCATCGTTTGGTGATATGAATTGGGACACTGATGGTGAAGCAATGAATATTGACATGACTATTGGAATGGATTATTGTGTTTTGAATTTTTGATATAAAACAAATATTTTTAAATTGAGCTTGGCTAAAACAGTCAAGCTCTTTCTATTCTCATATATAGTAGAAAATAGAAAGTAAGAAACAACTTGGCTTGTGCAATACTTTTTCTTATATTATATATGTATACATGAATAATAAAGTTATAATTAAATAAAATTTATATGGAAGAATTTACCCGCCCCACTGAAAACGTAGAATTACCCTCAAAAGGTTTACTGTATCCTGAAGAAAACCCATTATCTTTGGGCATAGTCGAAATTAAATATATGACAGCCAAAGAAGAAGATATTTTGACAAACCAATCCTACATTAAAAAAGGTATTGTATTAGATAAACTCTTACAATCACTTATAGTTGATAAAAAAATTAATTATGATGATATAGTTGTAGGGGACAAAAATGCACTACTAATAGCAGCACGTATTTTAGGTTATGGTTCAAACTATGAATTTGAGTATAATGGTGAAAAAGAATCTGTAGATTTATCTATATTAGAAAACACACAATTCGATGAGGCTTTAATTACAAAAGGTATCAATGAATTCGAATACCAACTCCCAAAAACAAAAGCTAATATATCCTTTAAAATTTTAAATGGGAGAGATGAAAAAGCTATTGAAAGAGAATTACAGGGGCTTAAAAAAATAAACAAGGAAGCGAATCCTGAAATGTCAACACGATTAAAATATATTATAACATCTATTGAAGGAGATCCTGATAAAAAATCAATTAGGGAGTTTGTAGACAATTATCTACTAGCCCAAGATTCCCGAGCACTAAGAAACTATATTAAATTAGTTCAACCAGATGTTGATCTAACTTTTTTTCCCGAGGGAAGTAGTGATGACGCAATCATCCCCATTGGACTTAACTTTTTTTGGCCTGACGCTAGATAACTCACCGGGGGCAAGATTAAATTTATTTAATTCAATACATGAAATTGTATTTAATAGTAAGGGGGGGTATGGTTGGGAAACTGTTTATAATATGCCTATATGGTTACGTAAATTCACTTTCAACAAACTTAAAAGCCATTATGATGAAGTTGAAGAAGGTAGAAAAAAATCCAATAGAGAAAGGGACACACAGATTGATTTAAATAATCCAACCAACCCCACCCAACCATCAAAAAGTATATCCCCCCCTACTTATATCTCAAAAAGAACAAAAAAATAGGTTTTTCTAATATTTATAATAAAACAAAGTTAGAATGACCGATAACAATTTAGATCCCAAAAAATATCAACAGGTAGTTGAACTCCTTAAAGAGATAAGAAGAGGTTATGAATCTTTAGGCCAGGCAAACCCTTTTACAGGCCAAACAGCCCGTGAGTTTATTGCAACTATGGGGGATGCTGATGATGCCATTATTAAATTAGTTGATGGTGTAGATGATTTAGACAAGAAATTAGATAATGTTGGAAAAAATGCAAAGGGTTACTTTGAAACTTTAATAGGTTTAAATGGTGCAATAAAAAAGCAAAATGAAAGTCTTAACATTACTAAAAAAGCAACTAGCCAAATTCAAGGAATTGCTGAAAAGTTAAAAGACGACCAGGAAGGTATTAACAGACTAAATGCTAAAGAACTTAGCCAACTCCAACAAAAATACAAATCCCAACTTTCTAACTTTCAAATAGCTAACAAAGAAATACTTTTAGGGAAAGATGGTGAAAGATTAAATGAAGCTAATCTAAAAAAACGTTTAGCATCATTATTAGTAGCAGAAAAGATTACTGAGGGTCATGCTGATATGATAATGGAGATGCAAGCTGAATCTTCAGTTTTAACTGACATAAACCAAAAATTAGCAGATAGAACAGCAAAAGAAGAAAAGATTGCCGGGTATAATGAATTAACTAATAAAGCACTAGACTCAGCTGGTGGGTTAATGAAAAGTATAGGATTTGGTAAATATGCTGATATGTTTAAGGACATAGGTAAAGAAGCTAATGAATTAACTGAAGAACTTTACGACCAACAACAAGCAGCTAATGATTTTAATATAGAATTAAAAAAGGCCCAGAAAAACGGTGAAAGAACAGGTGAAGAGCTTAAAGATTTAGGTAAACTAGGTTTAGAGGATGCCGACATTGAGGCAAAAGTTTTAGGAGATACACTTGTAAAGGGAGCTACAAAGTTTAAGAAGGAAATGTTAGCTGCTTTAGATGTAGCTATATTTAAAGGATTTAAAGATGGAATAAAAGCCTTTGGAGCAGCAAGAGAAGATCTAGCAAAAACTTTTGGGTTAGGAAGAAGTGATGCTAATGGTTTAAAAGAACAAATGAATTTTATGGCTAACTCAGCAGGTGAAGCTGATAGTAATTTAGGCCATTTACATTTTACTATAGCGGATGCTGTTAAGGGTATACAAGAATTTAATGCTGAAATAGGAGGTGCTGTAAAATTAACCCAAGATGAATTAAAAACATTTTCATTATTATCTAATGAATTTGGGTTAACCACTAAACAAGCAGCTCAATTTATAAAATTAGCAAAGTCAAGAGGTGAAAGTTCTGAAGATCTTACAGCATCCTTAAGAGGACAAGTAGCAATACTAGCAGAACAGGAAGGAGTAGCAGTAAACCAACAACAAGTATTTTCTGATATTGGTAATATTAGTGCAGCTAATAGAATGTCAATGGAAGGTCAAGGCAAATCATTAGCTAATGCAGCTTTCTACTCTGCTAGGTTAGGAATGAGTCAATCTCAACTTGAAAAAACATCTTCTTCATTACTAGATTTTGAAAGCTCTATAGGAGCTGAAATGGAAGCTGAATTGTTGACTGGTAAACAGTTGAATTTACAGGATGCTAGGAAAGCAGCATTAATGGGTAACCAAGAGGATTTGGCAAAGGCTATATCAAGAGAAATAGGAACATCAGCTGATTTTCAGGAGTATAATGTCTTGCAACAACAATCATTAGCTAAAGCATTTGGAATGTCAAGAGATGAATTAGCTGAAATGTTAGAAACTCAAAAACTTTTAGGTAATGGGGCAAAATCACTAGATGATGCTTCTAAAGAGTATAATAAAGCTATGGAAGATGGGGTAATAACAGCGGATGAACAAAGAAAAATTGGAACTGAGCAATTAACAAATCAATTACATGCTGAAGCTGCTGCTAAAAGATTTGCGGATGCTATGACAAAGCTAAAGGATCAATTAACTCCTATAATTGATAAATTTGCATCACTATTAGATTATTTAATGGATGGGGTTGAAACCGTAATGAGTTTTAAAGGAGTATTAACAGGAATTGGGAAAATAATGCTGGGTA